CAGAATGCCGGTCTTATCGTATAGGCTTATGTCCATCAGATTTCAGGTTGTGGTTCTTTGAACTTAATCTTATAGCGGCTCGCCTGCACACCTTCTTTCCAAAGATATGTGAGTGGCTCAAACGTGCCACCTTCCAGGTAAAACACTTTCAACGTCAAACTGAGGGCAGGGAATTTCATCGTTAACCATCCCGTCCCATTCTTGCCTGCCTTGAGGAACGCGATGAAGTCTTTATACTGGCTGATCCAGTCCGATTTCGTCGCAGCATACTGCGCAAAGTGCAAAGTGAAGTCCCTCTCTTGGTTTGTCACCTCAAGCGTTGAGGAGTATTTCTTTCCATTGGTGTCGCTCAAGTCAACACCCACGTGGTCCTTGATTGCACTCGGCTGTAGCAGTGCTGTCAGGTTCTCTCTGCCGCCCTGCTGCTTCTCCGTCAGAAACACACCGTATTGTGTCCAAACATCGGTGCCGTTGATGAGTAGTTGTCCGGATAGTATATCGCTCATAGTCTTATTTCATTTTTACTCCGTCTCGCTTCATTGCATAGACGGTTTCTGCTATTTCTTCAAGTCGTTTCAGATAGTCGCTGTTGGCAGCGATGCGTGCCAGATGCACCTCGCTGGCGCTCATTTGCGCACTCAGGTCTGTTATTTTCCCATCGATGCTCGAGAGGTGCATAATATCGCTGGTGAACATTCCCTCCAACTTGGTGCCTTGGTCTTGACTTAATGCCGCAAAGCTGCCACTCTTGCCCGTTTGACTCGTGCCGCTTTCTTCACCGGTATAGCCAGTAAAATTCGACACTTGGTCTCTTATCTCAAGTCCTTTCTCCGTCAAGGCATCCCACATTCTTCGTAGTTCATCCTCTTCGGCTTGGGTGAGTTCATTGTCGCTCTCGGCATATTCTGCCCACTTGTCGTAGAATTCCTGTAATTCATTTCCAAGCAAGTCGCTTATTTTTGCGTTAAGAATGCTGCGCATCATGTACTCTTGGAAATTGTCCGCGAAGTCCTGTGCGCTCTTATCCATATCCATCAAATCATCAATGAAGCTGCTGCGCATGCTGTCAAATGATGTCTGTGTCAAGGATTCTTTCAGGCTTTCTGAAATCTCCTCCATCTTGCCTGCCAAATCAGCGTAGTTCTCCCAGTATTCACTCTTGTCATATTTGCCCTGGTCGAGCATCTTCTTCCACAAGTCCACATTATAGGTGCGGATGTAATCCATCTCCTCCGGCGATAGTTTGTAAATATCCGCAAGACTGTTGGCGGTTTTTGCCTCCTTGCCATACTTGGCAGCATAGTTGGCAAGTGTTTTGTTCATTGCGTCATAGTCGCTTTCGGACAATCCCCAGTAATATGCGTTGCTGTGGTGCGCAGCATGATAACCCATCTGCGTCTTCAAGATGTCCATCGTCTGGTCGTTGATGGTTTGCTGATCTTCCATAGCTTGCTTGGCTGTGTCAATGGCAGCCCAACCGCTGGTATTGCTGAGCTCCTCTTTCAGTTTGTCAACACTCGATGTCAGACGCTCGTTGCTCTCTGTCAGTTTCTCAGTCGTTTCAGCAACCTCCTTGGCATTACTGGTGTCTATCAGCGAGCCAAAGCCGCCAAACGTCACCGTGTTCAGAATGCTACCGATAAGGTCTTTCACTCCGACAATTATACTGCCGATGGCCTTTACAAGGTTCTCTGGGATATGGAAGATAGTATCAATGAGATTACCGATGGCTTCCAGAATGCTATTCACAAGGTCATCGAGCCAACTGAATGAAAGCAGTTCGGAAAAACTGTTCAGAATGCCGGTTACGAAATTCTTCACGGCGCCAACGATGTTCAATATGAGCTTAGGAATCTGTGCTACGATGCCAATAACGCCACCTATACCCTGCGACAAGAATGAGGATAGACCACCACCGATGGACGAGAGACCGCTGCCTATGACCGACGATAATCCGCTGCCCACTGTTTTTGCAATACCGTCTCCCATACTTGCCAGTGAACTGTCAAGTGTACCTTTTAGCTCATCAATGGCACCGATGCTACTCTGAATGTCAGAAAATCCTTCTGCCTTCTTCCATGTCCCTGCGTTTTGTAGGGCATTGGTAAGCGGCGAAATGTAGTTCTTGACTTTCTCCGATGTGGCATTGAGTGTCTCGCCAAGGTTCTGCATCTCGTCTCGTGCGGCAAGTGTTTCTGCGCTCAGCCCCTCGGCCGCCGCTGCGATGGCTTCATATTCTTCTTTCGTAATCTCGCCCTTGCTAAACTTCGTCTTGGCAGAATTGAGCTTGATATATGCCTCACGCTCTTTAGCCGCAAGGTCGTTATATGTAGCCACTGCTGATGTGAAGTCCTGCGTGGCTGCTGCCAAGTCTTTCCACGTGGCAGAATGGTCACTTTGGACGTAGGTACGCAGTTGATTCAGCAGTTCCGTTATCTTTTGCTGATTCTCTGCTCCGGCGTTCTTGTACTCATCACCATGTACGTATGCCTCCAACTGGTCAAGCATCGGCTTCAGCATTTCCTTGCTCAAGTGGTCGATGCCACCATACAGTGCATCCCAGTCAATTCCAATAGTCGCGTTTTCAATTTCTGCCTGAGCAAGAGCTGAATCTCGTTGTTTTTGAAGACCGTTTATCTTCCATTCTTCTCCAGCAGCTTGTGCTTTGCGTATCTTTTCGGCATATTCTTCAGCAATCGCAAGTCGTTTTTGTTGATAGGATCCATATTGCTTTAATTGCTCACGCTTTTCCTCTATTTCCTCTTTAAGAGCACGCACCGTCTTTTGCTTACGTTGTTCTTCGGCGTTATCCGTGTCCCTCGCCACAAGATCGCGCTGTTCACTGGTCAGCCCATCATCCCCTGTGGAGACGCCAGCCTCTTTATTCGCCTTGATAAACTCGCGGCGTTTCTTTTCTATTTCGTCAATCCGTTTTTTATAATCAATGTCGATTTGCGCAAGAACCTTCTTGGTTCCCTCCTCCATTTTATCAATTTCAAGAGAAGACGCCTCTTGTTGTATGCTTGCGGCATATTGTGCCTCTCTCTCTTTGAGTTGTTCTTGACGTTGTTTGCGTCTGCTTTCTTCTTGTTCTGCCTTACGAGCGGCAGATGCTGCTTTCTTTTCTCTTTCTTTTTGCTTAGCCTTCTGTTCAGCTTCTTTCTTGTCCAGTTCTATTTGCTTTTGTTCGGCAGCGTTACTGTAATCAGCTCCTCTTTGGAGCAGCTCTTGTTTTGAAAAGTGCTTGCCGTTTACATTCAGCCCATTTGCTCCAGCTTGCTGACCAAGTGCGGTAAACCGTTTTGCGAGTGTGCTCAAGTCCTTTATGCCCATATTCATCATCCATGAAGGAACTTCTCCATCGATGTTAATATGGAAACCTATATTGTTGTCAGAATACTGCGCCATTAGTTGACTGATTCTCTTATGCAAAGAATGAACATCATCACCGGCAGCCTCCAAACTTTTCTCTGCTGCTGCCACACGGCTTTCTAATGTTGTTGTGCTTTCCGCAGCCTCACGTTCCGCTTCAGCATTTGCATTCACCGCTTCTGTGAAACGGTCGTTTTCTTCTTTGGCTGATTGTAAGGTGTTAATATAATCGAAAATTATGTTTGTCTTGGTAAAGAATCCATCGTCCCACCATGTCTTTTGAATTGTTTCCTCACTAATACCAATGCGGCGCATCCTATCTTGTATCGTCTTGTATATTTCATCGATGCCCTTTTGGTATTCTTCTCCTGTCTTGTTTGCTATCAAGTCGATATTTTGCTCTACGACCTGACCGACTATAGTCGCGATCGCAGCAGCATTCTCCTGTATCTCACTATTTCCACTTGAGAACACGGTTCCCAAAATGGTTTTCCCCGTTTCTGCATTGTTTAATTTCTCTTGCAATACTCTTTGTGCCTCGTTGACTTTATTGATATAGTCTTGAGCACCAGTATCAAGCTGATTCAATCTCTGTCGTTCGATAGCTTCTTGTTTGATGAGTTCTATTGCCTCTGCACGTTTGGCATTTACTGCGTCAATGTTATCACCCTCCTTTATCTGCTGAACGCCATATTCTTCGAGGATTCCATTGAGTTCTTCAAGAACCTTTGTGTATGTGGATGTTCCCTTATTTAATCCATTTAAGGTTGTTGTCAGCGTATTGACACGTGCTATGGAGGTACTTGCTTTCTCACCAAATTTGGTTGACAGATCCGTGGCTTGCTTCGTCTCATCACCGAATAAATTCAATGCGGCCACGGCAGATGCAATTAAGGAAACTACCAACCCTATTGCATTCGCCTTAAAAGCTGTGTTCAATGCAGTAAACGCGCCTTTCAAAACCATCGTCTTTGCCGCTGCCATAGCCTCTGCATTAGACAAGGTAACACCCGACATAGCAGCGAGCTTCTGTTGTACAGCCGCCTCTTGTATTAAACGGTTGTTAATTGTTTGGATGGTATTAACGACCAGCATAGCAGCCTTATATGCACCAAAGGCGGTTGCAACAACCCCAATAGCCTTACCTATAGTTTTCCAATTCTCAACAATCGTGGAGACACTATTGAGAATACCAGATATAAAGCCTTCACTACTTTTACCAATTTCATTGAACATCTGTTCAACAGCATCCTCGATATTGGCAATTTGACCGGATATGGTCTTTGATTGTTCTTCCATCAGCCCGCCAAATTTCGAACCCTCATTTGTAAGGTTCTCAATGGCTTTTTTAACCTCAGGAAAGCCGATTTTGCCCTCTGTCACAAGGTCTGCAATTTCATCTTTTGCAACACCCATAACTCTTGCAAGTTCCTCTGTAAGGGGAATACCTCGTCCGGTGAACTGCCTAAGGTCTTGGGTAAACAATCGCCCTTGTACCATCGTAGTACCATACAAATAGGCAAGGTCGCCCATTGGGATGGAAAGACCAGATGCTATATCACCCAATCTGATAAGAGTGTCGTTGACTTCATCAGCAGCAACGCCGTATGCAAGAAGTTGCTTGGCTGCTTGAGTAACTTCCGTCATTCCAAATGGTGTTGTGGCTGCCGTATGTATAAGTTGTGTAACAAGATCGTTGGCCGCTGAAGCAGAACCGAGCATCGTTTTGAAGGCGATTTCGGTTTTTTGGAACTCTCCACGGACATTGGCAACATGGGTGGCGAAATCTTTTAACTTATCTGCTGTAAAAACGCCACCGATTGTCATGCCTAAACGTTTGAGTACTGCATTTAGGCTTTCGGCTTGAGCTTGAGCATCGGACATTCCCTTACTCAAATTGCCTTTCATCAATAGTTCTATCTCAACGGCTTTCATTTTGTTTCCTTATTTGAACATGCTTTGGAAGAAACCAAGTTGTTTAGCCTCGTCATCTTCCGCTTTTATATCTTCTTTCTTCGTCTTTCGGTAGTGCGGCGCATCGGCAATCATCGTCAGTAGGGACTGTGCCGGAACCTTCCATAGGATGTAATCCACGCTCCAGCCTGTCTCACTGGCAATCTGCCAGACGAACCCGAAGGGGCTATGTGAGCCTTCGAACTTTAACTCCCCTTCCTTCAGTGGCTCAGACGTGGTGTCATCGGATTCATCCGTTCCACCAATCTGATAATATTCCCGAAAGCCGATAGGTCGCTCAACAGTGCGTACTGCGTCACTGCGACCAACATATATTTCTCCTCGACGAAGCGACGGAGCATCCACGCTGTAATGCCGCCCATGATGGTCGAACCTATCCGTCCACGCCAAATTGTGTCTGCTACGATGCGTGAGATGGTTTTACCGTGCTCCACAAGGAATTTCTGTTGCCCGTCTTTGTCCAGCTTCCGTAGGTCGTCATACTTAACCTCCATTTTTAAGAAACGCCGCGCAATCCGTATCTGCGTACCCAGATAGGGACGATGAAGCGTGATGCGCAGCGTGAATGGTTTTTTACGCCAAGGAAGTCGTATGGACTTGAGCGGCAGGCTGAGACCTGCGTCAAGCAGAGCCTCTGCTGCCGCTCTCTCAATCTTAGCGTCCATAAGCCGTTAATCAGAGTTCGTGTCCGTCGTTTCCGTGGTGGTCGTCGAAGTCGAGGTAGCAAGTCCGTCAATAGTCAGCGGGCTCGATCCATCAGTCGGCTGCTGAATCTTCAGTGTCACCTTAATCTTCGTCACCTCGCTCAAAGCTAGCTTGCCCGTGAAGTTCGATGCAAGGATGGCATTGGGTGCTTCGATAGTGTGATTAGATGCCGTGATAATTTTAACCTTGCCAGACACCTGCACCAAACCTGTGGGAGCAGACCATTTTCCATCTTTCAGAGTACCACCCATCACAGCTGCAATGTTTTCTGCGTCCAGTTGAATGAGGTTGAAGGTAGGTTCAACGGTACCGTTTTTCTGCATCAGTACAAGTACCGGCTGCCCAGGGACTTGCTCTGCGTTCACGTCAACTGATTCGGCATCCTTGCCGCCCCAGTCGAAGCTGTCTTTCTCAATGTAGCCAATGGTCGTGTCGTTAAAAACAAGTTCAGACAAACCATAGACAAATTTCTTTTTTTCTGCCATAATTCTTTTGTTTATATTGTTAGTTTTTTCTGATAAAGCTCAGGGCTATTCCGCCCGTTGCAATGCCAATTAAAAATGATACTAATGCCATTCTAATGCCATTAGGAGGTTTTCGTTCGGTAACTTCAGTATCGCGAATTTTGAGTTCGCTGTCTGTGTTCTTCCGTTGCTCATCCAAACAGCTTCTTAGCGTACTGATTGTTCGTTCATACTCTTCGCATTGCAGTGCGAGACTGTCGCAACTTGCATAGACGATGATTTGTTCCGGACTTTCAGATGTTGCAGCTTTTCTTCTGACGCTTACACTTGCTTGCCCCCTCCGACTATGGTATTCTGCGCCGGAGGGCAAAGCCGCCAGACTGTCCGTCGGTATCGACAGTGAGGTCCTCGACATCGGCACCTTCACCGCCGTCCGCTTCCTTTCCGTTACCACGCTTGCGCTGTCCATGGCGAAGAGGCGGACGCTGTCCGTGATGGCCGACTTCTGTTCCAGACTTTCGGTCTGTGTTACCACGCTCTTTCGGCTGGATGCGCATGCGACGCAGCACAGGGCAATCGTCACTATACTTACAACTGTTAGCATCGTCGATAGCCTTGCGAAGCCTGGCCATCTCGCGCTTGGTCGAATTGAGGTCTTTCCGTGTCTCATCCAAATCCTGTTTTAAGGGTTCTACTATGTTCTCCATTAAGATGCGTGTGGCCTGCTCGGTGTTCGTTATCTTCACCGTATCAGCCTCCGCATGGGCTTTGTCTGCCTCGGCGTGCGCCTTCTTGACGGTGGCCTTGAGCGTGATAATGCCCACAATACTTGCGAGCAACCCTCCGCCAAGGGCAAGATTAAGGATTTCACTGAGTTCCATACGCGTTATCTTTATTGGTTAATGCCTATTGACTTGAGCCATTTCTGTACGTCGAAACTGGGGCATGCCTTGGCTGCGATTTCCCCGTGTCCGATGATTCGCACCTTGGGGAAGCGCTTGTGAAAATCCTTGACGTACTTCTCCAGCGCTGCTTTCTGCGCTGCCGTGCGTGTGTCTTTGGGAGTTTTTCCATCCTTTGCCACACCGCCGGCATAGACGATATGTCGGCTCACAGCATTGTAGCCGCGTGCTCCGTTGGTAATCTCCCATCCGTCCACGTATGCGTCCTCGTTGTTTTCCACGAGCCGCTCCACGGTGCCGTCAAGACGAATCAGATCAGTATAGCCCACCTGTCGCCATCCACGCCCACCTTTGCTTTTGGGCGAGGTGTGCCAGCGCCGAATGTCGGCACCAGTCACACTACGTCCTTCTGGGGTAGCCGTACAATGAATAACCAGGTATTTCAGTTTCGCCATTTCTCTTAGCCGTTGTCAGTTTCGTCTTCAGTAGTGTCGGTGGTGTCACTGGTCGATGATGCGGTGAACTTCGGAGAAGTACGCGCGTCAAGGACAATGAACTCCTCACCAAACGCAATGTTCGTGTCTGCCTTCATGAGCATCTTGAAGAAGTAGAGCTCACTCATTGCACTCACCTTGTCAATCTGAATGACATGCTCGTCGTCCTGCAGGTTCACAGCGGCGAACAAGTTGGTCGTCATCGCATCGGGGCTGCACAAGGTTGCCACAAGCAAATCGTCAGGCCATGCAGCTAGCGTTTCAATCTTGATGTCCTTATACATCTTGATGTTGCGAGTGGTCTCATCGCGGTTCTTGTACTCACGGGCAGTCAGTTCGTCGTCATACTTGTTGAAGTCTGCCGGCGACATGAGGATGCGCAGGTTCGGGTTCTCCATGATGGCAACAGGAATCTTCTCGCGCAATGCCTTCAGACGGTCAACCATCTTGGTGCTGCTGGAAGATGCGATTACGATGTCGCTATCCTTGGCTGCTTGTGTCAGGATGCCATTGAACAGCTCAGAATCACTGTCACCATATACGCCGTTGACATAGTGGTTGCCAAGCTCAAACTGCACTTGCTTCGACAAAGCGTCCAGCATTGCATTTTGTGCCGAAGGCGGAAGCTCAGCAAAAACAAGGTCGCCTTTAGGCTGCCAGGGTCGCCAAATCTGTTCGAAGGTGCGAGGATTGAACACGGTGAACGCCATGAAGTCCACAGGATCCAAGCTCTGCTCCGAATAGTTGAAGTCGCCCTTTGAGTCTTCAACGGTGGGGTTTTCTTTGCGCTTCTGGAGCATGGTGCCCACGCGCAGACGGGGGATTGACATCTTCTTCTCTACGCCAGGAATCACGTGGATCAATCCCTTCTCCACAATCTCGTTGCTGGTCGTCGCCACGGTAAGGAGCTGTTCGAGCACCTCACCATTGTAATTGGTGTTCTGTACTTTGATTGCCATAATGATAATTGTATTTAATGGTTCAACTTATTGCGGATTTCCTCCTGGCGTTTTGCCCACGGTCCCTTCTTGTCAGCTCCACCGGCAATGTCTTCGATGGCGCGTTTCTTGGGTTGCAGGGATGCAAGGATGGTCTTTCCATCTTCCGGATGCTCTTTCAGCATGCTTTCATAGATGCCACGGGTGGTTGCATCGATACGCCCGTCTTTTTCGGCTGCGTCAAGCAGCGCAGTACGCTCTGCTGAGGCTTGTGCCTCTGCCGCGTCCTCGAATGTTTTCACGCGCTCTCGAAGTTGCGTGTTCTCCTGCTCAAGGCCGTCAGCCTGTGTCGCACGGTTCTCCAGTTGAGCGATGCGCGCCAGCACATCGGCCTCAGTCGCACAGTCCTTGAACTGCGGACGTTGTTTCAATTCTTCTAAATTCATGTTGTTGATGTTTTGTGGCTCATGGAGCCGGTTATTGAAAATGGTGTATATCTGCTCCGGCGTGCTGTCCGCAGGGACAGGGTCGGCGTCGTAGATACCGTCGATAAATCCGAGGTTTAGTGCTTCTGATGCGGTCAACCAGTGGTCTTTTCCATCAAAGTATCGTGACTTGATGGTATCTGCATCCAATCCGAGACGCTTGGCGTACATCTCACACAAGGTGGTCTCAAGGCTTTCAATCTCACCGGCACATTGCAGCAGGTCTTCTTTCGTTCCCCAACATCCGCCGCTCACGCTGTGTATCATCAGACGAGCGTACTTACTCATCTCGACAGGCTTGCCACACAAAGCGATGGCACTGGCCATGCTTGCGGCAATACCATCTATATAAATATGGATGTCAGCCTTACTGTTGCGCAGGGCATTGAAAATGGCAATGCCCGTATATACTTCTCCGCCATTACTATTGATACGCACGTCTATATGTTCATAGGCTGCCTCGGCTGCCATTAACTCTCTGGCAATGTCGCCGCTGCTCACCGTTCCCCAGTTGTCTCCAATGTCACCATATAAGAGGATGCAACATGTGTCCTCGCCTGGTATCAAGTTGAAAAATTGCTTCATATAATCTTCTCGTTTTATGCTCTCGCGGTTATTTTT